GGGGGGACACGGTACCGGCGGATCGTGGCGGAGGAGGTGAAAGCCGGCGAATTATCGAGGGCCGCCGAGCCGGAGAGGAGGAGGTCGATGGCCCGGCGGAAGGACAGCCCGTGGGTGCACCGAAGCGCGGGGCCGAGGAGGCGAGCGAAGACGTCAGACCCTGACCGGTTGATCAGGGCCCGACAGACGGATATAGCGTGGACCATACCCTCCTGGGGGTTAAGGGGGGCGAGGGAGGTCCAGTTGCCGGCGGCAGCGGTGGCGATCGACCTCGCGACATACCCGACAGCGTGGGTAGGGGCGATCGCACACCGGAGGAACTCGGCGGAATGAACACCGATCGACTGCTTGGTGGGGTTGAGCCGGCAGCCGATGGCGGAGGCGGAAGAGAGGAGGTTGGCCACGTCACCGAGGGTGGGGACACGCGCGTAGATATCATCACCCGTGTGGAGGGAGTACATGTTATCAAACAGCGAGGGGCCCGCGGCGGCGCGGATGTAGGCGGCGTTGAGGACCGAGTTGAAGAATGTGGTCCCACGGTGGCCGGAGAGAAGGGTGCCGACTACGCGGTGGTGCTTACCGTCGAGGCCCCGGACGTACTCCATGTCGAGGGAGCGCACGAGGACATCACGGAGCCAACTGGGCGTGTCGGCGAGCGCGAGGAGCTCATCGGTCACCATCTGCATGACTTCGGTCGAGTGGTGGGAGTTGAAATCGTCGTAGTCAAGCATCAGGTTGATACCGGGGAGGGCGGTGGCTTTGTTTATCCGCCGGGTGATACCGTACATCCCCCCCTCACCCGGATCGAGAAGAACGCGCTTGTTCTTCCACGCCTTCTGGACCGCGTTGAGCGGCCAGGACCACGCGAAGTACGAGCGCGTGTCGCAGGCGAAGATGGCCCGGGTCTTTCCAGCCTCGAGCTTGTCGGACCGGGAGACAGTGGTGGTACCGTCCCAGGTGGATATGGGCTCAGAAGTGAGTGCCTCGGAGGCCATGCGTCGGTATACGCGCTCAAAACCGGGGAAGGAGTCGGGGGGGATGTCGAGGAGAGAGGAAGCGGTCGAGGTGTGTGCACCGTTTACACACCAGGCCCAGCGGGAGGTCCAGAAGTCCTGGAGGGGGGGGAGGGTGAAACCTTTCGGCAACTCGCGCTGCAGGATGGAGCGCACGTGGGGCCTGAGGGCTTCGGCGGAGAGGCGGACGGTGAGGGAGGCAACAGTGGGGGGGTCAGTCCGCTTGAGGAGCTCGGCCTCCCAGTCAACAGCGCCCGTCATACGACCCTGGAAGACCTGGGCCTCAGTGAGACAGGCGCCGAGGGGGTCGGAGTTGAGACCGAGGGCCTTGAGGGCGTTGGAGAGGCCTTTCGCGTCCTTCGGGTTGCGGATCGCATAAGCCGCGTAGACGGGGGCGGCAGAGGAGAGGTGGTGGCGGAGGGCGGCGGTGTAGAGAAGGAAGGAGACCATGACGTCGCACGGCGTACGGAGGGGGATGAGGGAGAGCCATCGCCCGACTGAGGCGGAGCCGAAGACGGCGATGCAAGAGCGGATGAAGGGAGCGGTGGCAACCAGCGGTTTAGACTGGGCCCCGGGATGTGGCTTATGTGGATAACAGTTTTTAGCGTAATTTTGGATTTTGTGGAGGTTAACGGCAAAACGAGAGAAAGAGTCAGGCACCGGGGAAGGGAGATCGGGGGGGAGACGAGCCGCAGCGAGGTCACTCAGGGGGGCACAAGGCCATGCAGCGCGGAGGAGGGCAAGGACAAGGGACTGGGAGGGGGGCAACTGCATGGGGTACTGAAGGACAAGGAGGGAGATGGCGGTCGGGAGGAGGGGGGAGAGGGCGGTGAACTCCGTGGTGTACAGAGCGAGGGCGGAAAGTTGGTGCGAAAGATCAGTGGAACAGAAACGAGCAACAGCAGAAGGAAAGCGCCTCAACACGTGAAGCAAGTGGGTCCCCAGGGTGGAGAACTCGGCAGCCCGGTCGGCGGCAGAGGCGAGGAGGTCATCGACGGTGGGCCGGTGGGGACGGGTTGCCGAGTGGGCGGTGGAACTCATTGTTCCGCCCGCGCACTGGACTCAACAGTGCCGGCGGACGGGGCAGCGGGGGGAGTGTCATCGGTGGTGGTAGTACGAGGGGCGGGGGCGGGAGGCGGGCCGGTCTGTCGGACTGGCTGGGGCGCGCGGACCGCCATGTGGTGGAGCGTGGGCTTGACGGGGTCACCCAATGGGAGCTCCTCGTTGGAGGATGCCGGGCCGGGCACGGCGTCTACCTGTTTCGACGAACCGGACGAGGTGGCAGCAGGTGGGGGGGCAGAGACGAGGGGGACGGGCCGGCGAAGGACGGGGGCGGAGGCGCGGACAGGGAGCTCGCCGACGTCGGGGCGACCAAAAAGAGCGAGGGACCTCTTGGCGGCCTGGAGGGACTTGGCGGCGACGGTACGGGCCCTGCGGGCATCAGAGGTGTGAGCGTTGGATCCGGCGGTGGCAATACCGGCCGGGCGGGAGACGGCCACGCGGACAGAAGCGGAGAGCAACTCCTCAGAGGAGTGGATGTGCGTCTCAGATGGGAGACCGTCGTCGATTACGGCGTGCGTGATGATCGCGCCCATGGTGCCGGCCGTGTTGAGAAACTCGCCGGGAGCGGGGAGGGGCGACTGGCCACGGGTCCAGAGGTAGGCAGAGAGGTCGAGGCCATCCTCAAGGCGGTCAGCGACCCGGTCGGGGGTACCGGTGGGGCCGGCTCCAGGCTGAAGGATCCCGAGGGGGTCGAGCTGGACGGGTCGGATGTTGGCAACGCCATCGAGGGGGTGACCCCAGAGGTGGTAGAGGATGGGAAGCCGGCGAGCAGAGGGGGAGTCGAAGGCGACGCACGACCGGAGGAAGTCAGACTCGGCGGCCATTTCAATGGACGGGAAGGCAGGGAAGTCGGCGGTACGACCGGGGGCAACGAGAGCGGAAGAAGAGGACCCTTCTGCGGCGGAGGAGATGAGTGAGGGGGGAAGGAGCGAGGTAGGCTCGATCCAAAACCATGGAGTCACAGAGGAGTACCGGAGGTGGCGGGGGACGGCGGGGAGGTCGTGGGCCACAGCGGAGAAGAAGACGGCGGGGCCGAGGTGGTCGCCGTGGGCCCCGAAGATGGCGGAGAGGGCCCGGGAGTACAACTCAGCGAACTGGGACGAGTGGGCAACGACTTGGTTGCGGATGGAGGTGGCCATAGCGTCAGTGACGGCCTCGGTCTCACCGGAGCGAAACTTCTTCGTGATATCACCGGCGGCCATGAAGAACTGGGGGAACCAGCGCTCCTGAAAGACCTGCCCGGGGTCGGCGTAGGCGACCGCGGCGGCAGTGGTGAGGGCGATCGAGTCAACGTACGCCGCGACATCGGCGTGGCGGGACGAAGCGAGGGCAGGGAGGCCGAGGT